TTGAATTGAATGAATACATTGATAGAGACTTGATGTTTGAAAAAACATTTATAACTCCTCTATCTTTTATATTAGAGAGTATTGGTTGGGATGTTGAAAAGAAAGCAAGTTTGGAGGCATTTTTCGGATGAGTGAATGGTTAAAAGAATATGCAAATGATGTAGGTTTACCTATTATGAATCAAGGTGAATTTGAACATCACACAGATAGATTAGGTAAAGAACAATTTAGATTAGACTTAGCAGAATATATTGCTAACAATAGACCTGTATTTCCTTTAAAAGAAATAACAGAAAAAGATGTTAGAAAATTATTTAATGAGTTAAAGAATGATGACATATGGAAGATAATAACACCCATAGAGAATGTAGATAAGACAGTATTTGAAAAGTATGAAGACTACAAATACCCATTTAAAGAACATGGTCTAGGATTAATTAATGGTCCTAGCACATATAATTCTATTAGTAATTATTTTCATCAAGATTTAAGATTGAATTGTGGTAGTTATGGATTTGAAGCACCCATACAAGTATGGACTGAAGGCACAGCGAAAGATATCTGGAAATGTTTAGGTCCTATTTGGCGTGGTATTAACAATATGAAAAAAGTTAATATTGATGGTGAAGAAAAACTTAGAGGTGGTGAATTAACCAATGCAAGTTATATGAGTGCATTTAGATTAGGCACTTATATTGCAACACAATTTAAACCTAATGTTGCAAAGGCAATATATCAAATGACAGACGCTAAAAAAGTTTTAGATACAAGTTGTGGTTGGGGTGATAGACTTGCAGGTTTTTATACTTCAGACGCTGAAGAATATATTGGTTGCGACCCTAATCCAAACACATATTGTGAATACTATAAACAGATTGAAACTTATGAAAAACTTTTAGGTAATAAAGAACCTAAAATATATTCAGGACAAAATAATCAAAATACACCACCATATATTACAATAGAAGGCAAAAAGAAAGTGACCATTTATAGATGTGGTGCAGAAGATTTACCATGGAATAATATTAAAGACATTGATTGTGCATTTACAAGTCCACCTTATTTTTCAACAGAAGAATATAATAAAGGTGGTGTAAGTGAAGAAGACCAATCATGGTTTAAATTCAATGAATATGAAAAGTGGCGTGATGATTTCTACTTACCAGTAGCACTAAATAGTCATAAGAGTTTATCAGATAATGGATTTCTATTTGTAAATATAATGGACCCAAAGATAAAAGGTAAAAGATATTTTAGTTGTGATGAGTTAGTTGATTCTTTATCAGACTATTTTATCGGTCAGATTGGCATGAGAATCATGCAAAGACCACAAGGTAATGCTAAATTTAAAACAAAAGAAGAATTGCAAGAGTTTATGAATATGCTATTCATAGAAAATGTATGGTGCTTTCATTCAGTACATTCCGATTTAGATTTATTTAGACATTCAAGAGTAACCACACTTGACAATTTCTTCTAGGTGGTGTATAATGATGACAATTGAGGTAAAAGAATGAATGATTTTTTAAAAGATATTATAAAAGAAACAGGTAATGAATATGCTACTATGGCGTCTGATGGTGTTATAGGTGGTGATGTCAGTAGTTTTATTGATACAGGTTCATATGCCTTTAACGCTTTATTATCAGGCAGTATATATGGCGGATTACCAAATAATAGAATAACAGCAATTGCAGGTGAGGCCGCAACAGGTAAAACTTTCTTTGCACTAGGTGTATGTAAAAGTTTTCTTGACATTGATAAGGATGCTGGTATAATTTATTTTGAATCAGAAAATGCAGTATCAAAAGATATGCTCGAACAAAGAGGTATAGATACACAAAGAACAGTTGTTGTGCCAGTTGCAACAGTACAAGAGTTTAGAACACAATCAATAAAAATTATTGACAAGTATTTAGAACAAGAAGAAAGTAAAAGAAAACCTATTATGTTTGTTCTTGATTCTTTAGGTATGTTATCTACTACAAAAGAAATGGAAGATACTGCTGAAGGTAAAGAAACAAGAGATATGACTAGAAGTCAAATAGTTAAATCTACATTTAGAGTATTAACTTTAAAATTAGGTCAGGCAAATGTGCCAATGATTATGACTAATCATACATATGATGTGATTGGTTCTATGTTCCCACAAAAAGAAATGGGTGGTGGTTCTGGTCTTAAATATGCAGCTTCAAGTATTGTATATCTAGGTAAAAGAAAAGAAAAAGATGGCACAGAAATTGTAGGTAATATAATTCGTTGTAAAAATTATAAGTCTAGAATTACAAAAGAAAATGAACAAGTAGATGTTAGACTATCATACAAAACAGGTCTAGACAAATATTATGGTCTTATAGATTTAGCAGAAGAATGTGGTCTATTTAAAAAAGTATCAACAAGATATGAATTGCCAGATGGTAATAAACAATATGCAAAAACTATTAATAATGAACCTGAAAAATATTTCACTAAAGAAGTATTAGAGAAGATTGATGAGTACACAAAAAGAAAATTCACCTACGGAATCGAAGACTAAACCATATACTTTTGCACAAAGACAAGAAGATGATTATACTTGTATAAAACTTACAGAAGGTAAGTATGCAGAAGTAATTTATAAGTATGGTAATGTTGGTTTTAAAGAAGTAGAAGATAAACAAAAACTTTCAGTAATATTCGATTACAATATTCTAAAAAATCCTAAAGATGTGGACATTGATGAACAAGAGTTTATTGACCACATAGGTGATATATTAATTGATTTAGTAGAAGAACAATTAGCAACAGGTAAACTTGATTTAAAATTTGAGGACACGAATGAGTGATAGAATAGAAAGAATTATATTAAGAAATTTATTTTTCAATGAAGACTTTACAAGAAAGGTTTTACCGTTCATCAAAGAAGAATTTTTTACTAGTAAAAATGAATCAATATTATTTGGTGAAGTATCTAACTTTATACATAAGTATAAAAATCTACCAACAAAAGAAACAATTAATGTAGAATTAACTAAAAGAAAAGATTTAAGAGAAGAAGAATTATCTGAAATTAAAAAGATAATTGATAATCTTAACCATGAAGAAGTAGAATTACCATGGCTACTAGATACAACAGAAAAGTTTTGTAAAGATAGGGCAGTACACAATGCAGTCTTATCAGGTATTCAAATTCTAGATGGTAAAGATAAAAAACAAAATCCAGAGGCGATACCTCAAATTTTATCTGAAGCACTTGCAGTATCTTTTGACAATCATGTCGGTCATGATTATGTTGAAGACGCTGAATCAAGATTTGATTTCTATCACAAAAGAGAAAAAAGATTTAAGTTTGACTTAGATTACTTTAACAAGATTACTAAAGGTGGTGTGCCAAGTAAAACTTTAAACATTGCACTTGCCGGCACCGGCGTTGGTAAATCGTTGTTCATGTGTCATGCAGCCTCAAACTGGTTAACACAAGGCAAAAATGTTTTATACATTACTCTTGAAATGGCAGAAGAAAGAATTGCAGAAAGAGTAGACGCCAATTTAATGGATGTTACAATAGATGATTTACATGTCATGCCAAGAGATATGTATGAAAGTAAAATGTCTAAACTACAAAACAAGACAGTCGGTAAATTAATCATCAAAGAATATCCTACTGCTTCTGCTCATAGTGGTCATTTCAGAGCATTACTAAACGAATTATCATTGAAGAAAACTTTTAAACCAGATGTAGTCTTTATAGATTACCTCAATATATGTGCGAGTAGCAGGTTCAAAGGTGGTAATATCTCATCATATTTTTATATCAAGGCAATTGCTGAGGAGTTAAGGGGACTTGCAGTTGAATTTGATATGCCTATATTTTCTGCTACTCAAACAACAAGAAGTGGTTTTACTTCAACAGATATCGGTCTAGAAGATACGGCAGAATCATTTGGTTTGCCGGCAACAGCAGACTTCATGTTTGCACTAATCTCTAATGATGAGTTAGACCAATTGGGTCAATTAAAAGTCAAACAATTAAAGAACAGATTCGGCGACCCAAGTATGAATCGTTCTTTTATCATAGGTGTAGACCGTTCCAAAATGAGATTATTTGATGTTGAAGCTTCTGCTCAAAATATCGTTGATAGTAATCAATCAGAAGATAATTCTGATGACCAGATAACACCGGAAGGTGCTTACGAAAAGTTTTCTGATTTCAAGTTATAAATAGTCATAGGAGGAAAAACTATGTCTAAATTATCACCAGGTGCATTTAAAGAAGGCAAAGAATTTAGATTTGATTTAGTCAATTCTAAAATTAAAAATGGAACAGCATTTGATATGACAGATGGAAGTTCCGAGGTATTAAAATTCATAGATAATACTGTAAAAGTAATATTTCAAAAGAAAGATGTAGAGGCACTTAAAACATTGG